ACGATTGTTGATCGTTTTATGAAATCTGGTGTATTGCCTACACCAGTAAATATGCCTCAATATATGGATTATGAAGGCGTTTTTGACTTCCAATCTGCTATGAACGTAGTACGTCAAGCAGATGAGAATTTTATGCGTATGGACGCTAAAATTCGTGCTAGATTTAATAATAGTCCCCAAGAGTTCCTCCAATTTTTTGCTGAGCCTGAAAATTTTGATGAGGCGATTCGCTTGGGTTTGGCTATTCCTCAAGCCGTTGCTGAAACGAAAGTTTCAGTTGCGGAACCGACGTCTAAGTCGGAATAATGGTACAGTTCGCTACTTGATGTAACTGTACCTATTGACACCAACTTCTAGGGAGAATGAAATGAAACCTTTGTACCGATCTACTGTAAATAAAAACAGTTCTGCTAAACAATTTAAGTCTAATGTTGGAAGAACCAAAATGACAAATATTGTCAACGCTCCTATGCGTGGTGGTATACGTTTCTAACGTGTGTACTGCTTTGTGGACGCATCCTACTCACGGTCCGCTCAAATGCGGTCAGTGTATAGAATGCCGTCTTGCGTATTCGAGGGAGTGGGCTATAAGGATTACCCACGAGCAAATGATGCACGAAAGATCTTGTATGCTAAACCTTACATATGATGACGATCATTTACCTTTGCATGGTCAGCTGCTTAAAGCTGATTTGCAAAAGTTTTTTAAACGTCTTCGTAAGGCTGGGCATCGCTTTCGTTATGTTGCTTCTGGTGAGTATGGGGACGTTAGTAGACGTCCTCATTTTCACATCGCGCTTTTTGGTCAAGATTTTGACCATGATCGGGTTCGGTTTGGTAGTTCTAATGGCGACAGTACTTATATTTCTAAGACTGTATCAAGACATTGGCACCAGGGAAATCACTTAATTGGAACACTTAATTTTGAGTCGGCTGCATACATTGCACGTTATATACTCAAGAAAATTAAAGCTTCAGATAAGTTATCACCTTTGCCACTACATATCAACCAATTGGATGGGGAAATTACATTTCCCAATCCTGAGTTCTTAATAATGTCGAAAGGCATTAGTAAGGGATGGTTTAACGACTATTTCATGTCGGATGTTTTTCCGACTGCTAGCGTTTTAACCGTTCAGGGTTCTAGGGCTCCAGTCCCTAGGTATTACAAGACTTTGTTAAAGGAGTTGGGTCATGATTTGAGTTTAGATATGCAGTTTCGTTCATCGGCTAGAGCCGATATGGAAGTTGAACGTAATATGCTCGAAAATCTTCCTGTTCGAAAGATCGCTAGACAATTTGTTAGCGAATCTAGAGTTAATTTATCAAAACGTACAATGTAAAGGTCAAAAATGTTGCAATATATAGTTTCTGTTAAAGATAGGGCTGCTGAAGTTTTCAATCGCCCGTTTTTTGTTCCACATCGTAATGTGGCTGTTCGTGATTTTACTGATGAGATTAATCGTGCTTCTGCTGATAATCCATTGAATAAACATCCCGATGATTTTGATTTATATCTGTTAGGTCAGTTTGATGATTCAAACGGTGCTTTTATTCGTGAAGGCACTCCAACAGTTCTCGTCCGTGGTAAGGACGTCGTCACAAGTTCTCTTTGACCCTTGCACCCTTCGGGGTGCTTTTTTATTTAAGGATTTTTATGTTTTCTAATAAATCTGCCAGTGCGCATGACTTCGCAATGGTTCCTAGAGCGGATATTCCGCGTTCTAAGTTTTCTATGCAGAAAACGCTTAAAACGACTTTTGATAGTGGTTTTATTGTTCCTATTATGTGTGAGGAGGTTTTGCCTGGTGATACGTTCAATACTAATGTCACTATGTTCGGTCGTCTCGCTACGCCCATTTTCCCAGTTATGGATAATCTCCATTTGGACTCGTTCTTTTTCTTTGTTCCTAATCGTTTGGTTTGGACAAATTGGGTTAAGTTTATGGGGCAACAGGATAATCCTTCCGATTCTATTTCCTACTCTATACCTCAACAAGTTTCCCCAGCTGGGGGTTACGCAGTTGGTTCTTTGCAAGACTATTTCGGCTTGCCAACTGTCGGGCAAGTTGGCGCTGGTCTCACGGTTTCACATTCTGCGCTTCCTATACGAGCCTACAATTTGATTTTTAATCAATGGTTTCGTGATCAGAATTTACAAAATTCTGTTACCGTCGATACTGGTGACGGTCCCGATGCTTCTGCATCTACTAATTACACTTTGCTTCGTCGTGGTAAACGACATGACTATTTTACTTCTGCACTTCCTTGGCCTCAGAAAGGTGGTACAGCTGTAACTTTGCCTTTAGGTACTTCTGCTCCTATTAAGGTAAATGATGTACCTTCTGCTTTGTTGTCTGTTTTAGATGCTAATAATACCGCTCGTAATATGTACGAGGATAATAATTATGGTATTCGTATCAAATCTGGATCTGCTGCTGGTGGTTCACAAGCGCTTTATGCTGATTTATCAGCTGCTACTGCTGCAACTATTAATCAGTTGCGTCAGTCTTTTCAAATTCAAAAATTGTTAGAACGTGATGCACGTGGAGGTACTCGTTATACCGAAATTATTCGTTCACATTTTGGTGTTGCATCTCCAGATGCACGCTTACAACGTCCTGAATATTTAGGCGGTGGTTCTACTAATATAAACATTTCACCTATTGCTCAAAATAGTGCAACTGGTTTATCTGGTTCTACTACTCCTATTGGTAATCTCGCTGCTTTTGGTACTTTTTTAGGAAAAGGACATGGATTTACACAATCTTTCGTCGAGCACGGTTATGTTATTGGTCTTATTTCTGTTCGTGCTGACCTTACTTATCAGCAGGGTCTTAGAAGACACTGGTCTCGTAGTACTCGCTACGATTATTATTTTCCTGCTTTCGCTACTCTTGGTGAGCAGTCAGTTTTAAATAAGGAAATTTATGTTACTGGTAATACAACTCAAGATAACCAAGTTTTTGGTTATCAAGAACGATGGGCCGAGTATCGTTATAACCCCTCGGAAATTACTGGCCTATTCCGTTCTACTGCTTCGGGTACTATTGACCCGTGGCATTATTCGCAAAAATTCACTTCTTTGCCTACCTTGAATACAACGTTCATTCAAGATACTCCTCCTTTAGCACGCAACCTCGCTGTTGGTGCTTCTGCTAATGGACAGCAGCTTCTTCTTGACGCTTTTTTCACTACTATTGCTGCTCGTCCAATGCCTATGTACTCTGTACCTGGCTTAATTGATCATTTCTAATATGATAGATCCAGCTACAGCTACATTGCTTGTCGGTGGTCTTGGTTATCTTGCTCAGCAAGATACCAATACCGCTAATCAGGCTAATTCTCAACAACAGATGGATTTTCAAGAACGTATGTCTAACACCGCTTATCAACGTCAAGTTGCCGACATGTCGGCTGCGGGTTTAAATCCTATGCTTGCTTATGTTAAGGGCGGTGGTGCTTCTAGTCCATCTGGTGCTATGGCTACCTATCAGAATCCTGTTTCTGCAGGTGCTCAAGCTGCTACGTCAGCGCAAATTCCATCTACTATCCGTAATATTCAGCAGCAGACTAAACAAACGTCTGCACAAACTGATTATTTAACGGGTCCACAAACTGAGATGACTAATCAACAAATTGATAATCTTAAAACTGATAATGATAAAACTAAACAAATTATTGTTAATCTTAAACAAGAATATCAAAATTTGATGAAACAAAACTTAAATTTAACTGAAGTTGGTAATCAACTTCGTGAAAGTGTAAGTTTAATGAAAGCCCAAATTACTAATTTTGGTGCTTTAACTACGTCTACTCAATTTCAAGCTGAAATTAACAAATTTGAATCTCAATTACGCGAATTGGATGCTCAAGCTGCTAAACAAGCGGGTAATTTTGGTCGTGAATACCAACAATATCGTCCATTTATTGAGTTTTTAAAATCGTTTGTAAAGGCCAGATAATGGCTCGTATTTTTTTAAAGGAAATGAAAATGAAAACTGTGTTTTGCCGTTCTCCATATAATTATGATATGGACTTAGCCAGTGATAAACATGGCTTAAAATGTGATGATCCTTCTTTGACGCAACAGCAATTTAAAGAAGAATCTGATATAAACACGATTGTTGATCGTTTTATGAAATCTGGTGTATTGCCTACACCAGTAAATATGCCTCAATATATGGATTATGAAGGCGTTTTTGACTTCCAATCTGCTATGAACGTAGTACGTCAAGCAGAT